TTGATAAACTACAACAAATCAGGTCAGGTAAAATAGTAGAAGGTTTAGGATTAGGATTCCCAGAAATAGATGAATACTTTAGATTTAAACAAGGCAACTTCTTAGTATGTCTTGGACACGCCAATGTAGGTAAGACTACTGTGATCTTATATATGATGTTATTGTATTCTATAAAGCATAAGATTAGATGGCTAGTGTTTTCTAGTGAGAATGAAGCTCATAGTATTATAAGAAAACTTATAGAGTTTTTATCTGCTAAGCCAATAAACAAAATATCAGAAGAAGAATTTGAAAAGCATAAAAAATTTGTATATCATCATTTTAAAATAATAGATGCAAATGAATTGCACACTTATAAAACTCTTTTAGAATTAGCTACAAGTATTAAGAAGGCTTGGAACTATCACGGATTTCTTATTGACCCTTATAATTCTTTGATGAAAGATAGAGAGATGTTAAAAGGTATTAACTCTCACGATTACGATTATGAAGCAACTTCTGAGATACGATTATTTTGTAAAAAACATAATGTAGCAGTATGGTTAAACACACACGCAGCTACAGACGCTTTAAGAAAAAAACACGGTAACTCTGATGAATATGCAGGACATCCTATTCCTCCTATGGCTAGTGATGTGGAAGGTGGAGGTAAGTTTGTAAATAGAAGTGATGAATTTATTTGTATTCATAGATACACACAACACCCAACAGATTGGATGTATAACCATATTCACGTTAGAAAGGTTAAAGATATTGATACAGGTGGAAGACCTACTCCAATGTCTGAACCTATCAAACTTAAATCAATACTTAATAATGTAGGATTTCAATTAAATGGAAATCATATAATAACTCCTGCTTTAACTAAACAAATTAATTTACCGTTTTGAAAACTCCTGTAGAATTAGCATATGAGAAACATAACCAATGGGTAGAGATAGTACAAACCTTTGGAGGATTGAATGCAGAAGAATGTGAGGACTTGGTACAAACTATGTATATACTACTAATAAAGAATACACAAAAAGGAGTTGACTATATGTATAAAGATGAAATTAATTATTACTATGTCTTCAAACTTCTTAGAGGATTGTATGTAGATTTAATTAGAAAGAAAAGTAAAGTAAAACTGATTAGCTTAGAAAACATAGAACCTGTGACAGAAATAGATCACAACAATTATGATGAGGTTTATGATAAGCTCCAGGATATTTTAAAAGATATGTACTGGTACGATAGAAAAGTATTTGAAATAGTAGAAGATGGCACTAACATAAGTGAACTTTCCAGAAAAAGTAAAATAAGTTATTACAGCTTGTATAATACTTATAAGAAAGTAAAACAGAAACTAAAAGATAATTTATGAATTATAGGAAGTTCTATGAAAAATATTACAATATGAAAGTTCCTGAAAACTGGGAAATTCATCATATTGATGCTAATAGAAAAAATAATGATATTACAAATTTAATAATGATGCCTAAAAAACTACATAGTGCATTACATAATTATGTAGGATTACTTCAAAAAAAACATATAGAAAAAATCATAGAATGGTATAAAAAAATCAAATACCCAATGAGTAATGTATATTTAGGTTACAAATTAAAAAAGGAAGTTGATAAATTAGATATATGTAATAAATTAAAAGAAAAAAATAAAAAATATATTAGTAATAAAAATAAAATTTATGATAATTATCTTATTAAACATAGATTAAAAAAAAAGATACCTGATTGGACGCCTAAAAAAAATTTAATGAATCTAAATAATTTATTACCGTATAAAACAAAAGATGAAATATATAATAAATTGAACATATACTATGAAACTAGGAAACTTAATTGAATTAATTACAACATACACAGGAATAAAATACTTAGTAGAAACTTATCACGCTTTTAAAGGAACTAAGTGTGACTGTGATAAAAGAAAAGATGCTTTAAATAAATTTAAAATAGACAGAAATGGAATTACAAAAGTTTAGTCAAGAGGACTATGATAAATGGACAGAGTTTAAATCTGCTAATGGTAAAAGCATAAACAGACCAGAACAAGAACTTATTGCTAAACTACATTCCATCTATCATAAGCATAGCTATTATCTTCCTTGCACTTGTACACCTAAAACATATATAGCGTGGATTAAACAACTAAATGACATTTACGCTAATGGGACTAAGTAAAATACATCTATACGAACAAGCAGTAGTTAAGATATTAAATTTAGATACTTGGGACTTAAAATGGGCAGGTAATGGATTTGAGCATTATGATGCTATAGGTAAGACTCCTAAAGGTCACGACTGTGTAATAGAAATGAAGTTTCGAAATAAATACTATAAAGAAAAAATGTTAGAGGTTTATAAGTATGAACAACTAATAAGTATGGATTCCGAAATAGTAAAGCTCTACTTTGTATCTGACCCAAAAGGAAACTATTTGTATTGGTTAAACTACTTAGAGATGCCAGAACCTATAGAGATGTATTGTCCTGACACTACTATGTGGACTAAGAAACGATTACTAAAACCTGTATATCTTCTTACAGAAGAACAAGCTAGTATTGTAAATATAGATAATTAAATTTTGTTAATAACTTATAAAGAGTTATATTAGCCTGTATAAATTAAAAACAAAATTATGAAACATAACCACAATGCTTTTGAAAATCAAATATTCAATCATTTCAGAGAAAAAGTAAAAGCAATAAATGATGCAATAGAATTATTAATAGAGCATAATTATAAAATTATTGATTTAGAAAATCAAATTATAGATAAGGATAATATCCATAATATAGAAAAGAGATTTAGTTTTGATTATAAAAGAACACCTAAAAGAACTTATGAAAAAACAAAGACAATACAGGAGTAATCAAGGTAGAAGTCCTGAAAAAGAACAACAGATAATGAATGTTATCAAGGTAGGATTCATAGGATTAATTATAACTATTATAAGTTGTATAATACTTAACTAATGACAGTATTCCAAAATCAAGTCTATGAAGCTAACTTTAATTATATAGGTCAAGCTCTTGTAAAAGCATACGATACTAAAAAAGCAAATAATGAATCTACTAAACAATTAGGTAATCTTATTAAATCTGTAAATGAGATGCATATGTTTGTAGTAGGACTTAGAAACGAATTACAAGTATTAGACTTTAAAATAAAGTTAGCAGAGTCAGATAAGCTAAGAGCTATAGAAAGAGCAAGAAAATCAGAAAAACTATTAAAATGATACAACTACTAGACGGTAAGAACTATGAACACAAAGAACTATTATCTAAGATGGATGATGATTCTTTTTATTATGGAGAACTAAACAAACTAGCTTTAAGTAGTTCTTCACTTAAATTACTATTATCAAGTCCTAAGACTTATAAGCACGTTACTAAGTATGGTAATCCTGAAACACAACCATTAAGAGATGGATGGTTATTTCATACAGCTATATTAGAACCTCACGTTTTCAATGCACAGATATTTGTAGATGTAGCAAGTAAAAACACTAAGGCATTTAAATTAGCTAAAGAAGAACACGGTAGAGTATTTACAATGTCAGAAAAGAATAAAGCTGAGAAGTTAGCAGATGCATTCTTCAGAAATGAACACGCACTTAGAATGATTACAGACTGTGAGTTTGAAGTTCCTGCAATAGGGAATGTATGTGGTTATCCATTTAGAGGTAAAGCAGATGTTCTTGGAAAAGATAGAATAGTAGATTTAAAAACTACAACAGACATAAAAGGTTTTCCTTATGCTGCTAAGAAATATGGATATGATGTTCAATGTTATTTGTACTGTTCTCTCTTTGATGTGGGATATGAGCAATTCAAATTTTTGGTAATGGACAAGGGAAGTTTAGATTTAGGTATATGGGACTGTTCAGAAGAATTTTATTTAGAAGGTAAAAGAAAAGTAGAAAAGGCAGTAGATATATTTGAAACCTTCTTTGTTAATGGAGCTGCATTAGATGATTACATATTGACAGGTACGCTTTGAAAGAACTAATACAAGACATAGACATCATAATAGATGCTATAGATATGGGAGATAGTGAAGATGCAATAAAAATGCTCCAGGAGATACAAAGAGAATTAAAAATTAAATTATTATTACTATGATGACAATGAAAAAAAGAGCTTATGATGTAGCAACTCAGGTTAGTAACCTTGCAGAGTTAAATCCATTTAACAATACAAGACAAAGAGAATATGTAGAAGCAAGAGCTTTGATCTGCTTAATACTAAATAAGTATCTTGGCATAGGATTAACAAGAATAGCTAACTTCTTCAAAGAGAATAAAAAGGATATGCACCACGCAACTGTTCTTCATTTAGTTAGAAGTTTTGATAACTACAAGTTCTACAACAAGAACCTAGACAAGTGGTTAGATATAGTGGTTAACGATATTGATGATGTGGGAAATGAAAACAAAAGAATCTTAATTAAACATCGTATTAAATATCTTACTAATAAAGACATAGATGAATTAGCTCTCTATACAGAGGATATGTATAATAAAGTTTTACAAAAAGAAGAAAGTATTTAAAAATTTAATTTATTTTTCGATATATAGATATGCAACATTTGATTAATCATTTTATTTCAACATATGGGACACGGAGGTAAAAGACCTGGTTCTGGGAGAAAACCTAAGTCTGAAGAAATAGAACTTATAGAAAAGTTAAAGCCTTTAGAAGATTTAGCCTTTGCAGCTTTAAAAGAAGGCTTAGAAAAAAAAGACTTTAAGTTTGTTCAACTTTATATGAATTATAGATTTGGTAAACCTAAAGAAACAAAGGATATAACTATAAACGAAGATATACCTTTATTCATTGATTGATGTTTACAAAAACAGAAGCAGTAATAAAACTTAGAGAATTAGGTAGTAGAATAAGAATAGTAAGAGGTGGTTCTTCTGCAGGTAAGACTGTAGCTATTCTTATGATACTTATAGACTATGCTATTAAAAACAATAACAAAGAAATTAGTGTAGTAGCAGAATCAGTCCCACACTTGCGTAGAGGAGCTTTAAAGGACTTTCTTAATATACTTAAGGCAACCAATAGGTACGATGAGAGAAAGTTCAACAAATCAACTCTAAAGTACCAATTCAGTACAGGTTCTTATATAGAGTTCTTCTCCACAGACCAACCTGATAAATTAAGAGGAGCAAGAAGAACAGACTTATTTATTAATGAGTGTAATAACATTCCTTCCTTTGAAGTGTATCAACAACTTGCAGTAAGAACATCAGGAACGGTGTGGTTAGATTACAATCCAAGTAACATCTTCTGGGTAGATAAAGAACTAATAGGACAAGAAGATACTGACTTCCTCACATTAACCTATAAAGACAATGACAGCTTACCTAATTCGATAGTAAAAGAAATAGAGAAAGCAAAAGATAAAGCTAAGACCTCAACCTATTGGGCTAATTGGTGGAAAGTATATGGACTAGGAGAGATAGGTAGTTTAGAGGGAGTATGTATTCCTGATTGGAAGTACATTGATAATATTCCTTATGAAGCTAGGTTACTTTGTGGAGGATTAGACTTTGGCTATAGTATAGACCCAAGTACGATTATCTTATTATACAAATGGAACAACGCTTACATATATGATGAGATACTATATCAAAAAGGAATGCTCAATAGAGATATAAGTAGATTCTTAAAAGACAATAACATCACTACTCACCTTTGGGCAGATTCAGCAGAACCTAAGAGTATAAATGAGATAAGAGCTTATGGACATAAAATATCAGGAGTAACTAAAGGCAGAGATAGTGTGATATATGGAATCAACTTAATAAACCAAAATGAAATCTATGTAACCTCCAGGTCTAAGAATCTAATCAAAGAACTACAAGGATATATATGGGCTAAAGATAAAGAAGGTAATAACATACAGAAACCTACAGGTTCTCATCCTGATTGTATTGATGCTTGTAGATATGCACTTATGATGCAGCTTGAAAATCCTAATAGAGGTAGATATACTATTCAATAAAAAAAGTTATTAAAATTTGTTAATTAAATAAATAGTTGTATATTAGCTGTATAATTGCAATGAAGCAGTTATATAAACAAAACAAAATGAATAAATTAAAACTTAACGAAATTAAAAATTTAAGTAGTAGTAGTGTAAAAATAGCACACTTAACTTTAACAATGGAATCAATCCATTTTGAACACGATTTAACTTTTAAGTTGTCGACTGCAGGTACTAACATAAGAATTGAGAGTAGTCATTTAACAAGAGAATTAAATCATTTAATTGAGTGGTTAAATCAGTCATCAGAAAATGAAGATAATTTAAGAAGTAATGAATCTGAAATTATATTATTTGCAAGAGATATGATTAAATGTAATGACCAATTAAAAGAAATTAAAACTCTTTAATAATAACAATGGGAGGGTAAAACCTCCCTTATTTTTAGATATGAATAAACAAGACAAAAAACTAATAAAGACATTACTAAAGCTCCACAACAAAAAGGAAATATCTGCTAAGACTTGTGCTGATACAATCTTTAGAATCATTAAGAATCAATGAAAGAGATATATGTTAAAAAGATTACTGCAAGTGCTTTAGAAATGCCTGTAGAAAAAAGAAAAGAATTAATAATAGAATTAACTAAATCATTACTAAAAAAATAATTATGTATAAGAAATTCTTAAAACAAGACCCTAATAACTGGAAA